GATAAGATCAGAACCATAGAAGTAAAACCCGATATTGTAGCAGATTTCACTAATTTGCCATTTGAGGACAACTCTTTCTATATGGTAGTATTTGACCCACCGCACCTTAAAACACTTGGCGAGACTTCATGGATGGCAAAGAAGTATGGTAAACTCCCTACGAATTGGCAGGAAGTTATAAAGACAGGCTTTGATGAATGCATGCGTGTTTTAAAACCAAATGGCACATTGATATTTAAGTGGAATGAAAGCGAAATAAAAGCTGTAGAGATATTGTCTCTTATTCCTTACGAGCCGTTGTTTGGGCACACCACAGGAAGACAAAGCAAAACAATCTGGATGTGTTTTATGAAATTACCAACCGATTAATAAGAGTATGGATAAAAAGGAGCAACAAGCAATCGACTTTCTTCGTAGTATGGAACGTGGCGATCCGATGTGTTTAGGTTTTTCCGGTGGTAAAGATAGCGTTGTTATTCTCGACCTTGCAGAACGTTCTGGCATAAAGTATAATGCTTCTTATGCAAATACAACGGTTGATCCACCAGGCACAATCAACTTTATAAAGAATAACTATCCGCAAGTTCAAATAATTCATCCTAAGAAGTCATTCTTTCAATTGGTTGAAAGTAAAGGATTACCCGGAAGAATGAGGCGTTTTTGCTGTGAAAAACTGAAGGAGCGATACGGTATCGGTCAGCGCACAATCGAAGGCATGAGGGCAGAAGAAAGCCAATCGAGGGCGTTATATGAGCCAGAACAATGTGATACACGCAGATGGATGAAAGGTGCAAAGCATATTCTCCCGATCCTTAACTGGTCAGAAGCCGATGTATGGAACTATATTCGTAAAAATGGACTTCCATATTCCAAGTATTACGATGCACCCTATAATCTTTCCCGTCATGGTTGTGTTGGTTGTCCCCTTGCAGGTTGTAAGCAGATGCAGGCAGAATTTAAGATGTTTCCCGGTTATGCCCGAAGAATGATAGTCGCTATCGAACGATACATGAACAACAAACCTAATAATGCACTTGCTAAGAATTTCAGTGATCCGTATGAAGCCTTTTACTTCTACATCAATGAAATGCCAATGCAGGACGTTAGACGGTTGAAAAAGGGACTCTTCCACTTTAATGCGAAGGAGGTTATACAGAAAGAGATTTTAAATCGAATAGAGTAAAACAAGAAAGAAAGGAGCTAATATGCGTGAAGATATAATGTACATGATAACCTACCCAAATGGTACACTTGTGATGAATACTCAAAAATATTACCGCAGAGATTGCGTCAGGCACTGGTTGGACGGGACTAATTTGACATGGAAACAGATGTATAAGAAAGGTTTTCGCTGTAAAAAAGTGAAAGTGACATTTGAAATAATTGACAAATAACAAGATAGATATGAAGAAATATAGAGTATATGACTGTTACGGACACAACGTAGCTGTATTTTTTGAAGAAAAAGATGCATCAGACTATTGTAATTGGAAAAACTCTTATAAAGGATGGAAATACTACACGTATGAACTTGCAATTGATTAACTAATAACTAAAACAGAAATGAATATAGATAAATTTATTAATAGTACTATCAAAAGCTATGAATGTTATCGAAAGAATTGCGACATTATAGCTAAGGAGGCGCAAAGATATATCGCCTTTGACAATTTCGTTTCTTGCGAATATATCAATGGCGTAGGACTTAGTATATTGGTAACATTACCTGAAACAGATGATTATACTATTCCCGAATGTGTATGTCCTGTAGTAGGGTTCTTTGAATATGCCAAAGGTAAGGACAAACTATCAGTGGATGACATTAAAAAACTATCATTATGAAACAGACATTAGAAACGGCAGCAATAAATGAATTGTTTTTCAGTTATGCTTGTACGTCAAGAAATCTATCATTTGCCGGGCTTGTATATGACAGAAACGCAATGCTAAATATGTTCCGAAAAGGTGCTGAATGGCATGCAAAGCAATCCCCGTGGATAAGTGTAGAAGAACGATTGCCGGAAACAAATGATGGACAATCTTTATATGAGGTCATCGTAGTTACTTCCGATAGAAGATTCTTAGTTGTAATCAATACAGAAGTAGAACATCTTGTTGGGCTTTTGGGAGTTACCCACTGGATGCCTATTCCCTCTTTCGATGAAATACTGGAAGCCAACAGAGATGTATTAGAACGGATTAAGGAGAAAGGAGATTGATTATGTATGTAGCAAGAGACAAATGTGGGGATTTATGCCTTTTCACTGGACGACCCGTAAAGATTGATGAATATTGGCAACCAACAAAACATTGCTTTGATTGGATTAGGCTTGATTCTGAACTGTTTCCCGAAGTAAAATGGGAAGATGAAGAGCCGACAGAAGTTGAATTGGTAAAGAAGGAAAAATAACTATGAAAAATAGAAAAAAGTTAGCAATAGCAATCCTCTGTCGTGCTTATCTCCATATTCATGGATTTATCACAGATGGTGAAAATGGAAGAATACACTATAAAATTATGAAATGGCAGAAAAATAATAAAGTCTCTATTTCAGAAGCACAATTGGATTCTGCTGATTTCATTTATGATGATAACGCTAAAGAAGCGGAGGAAGAGTCATGCCAATAAGCGAAGTAGCAGAATTAATACTTAAAATCGTATTATTCATCCTCAATGCAACAACCGTTGCCATCATTGTAATTTTGATAGGTAAATGGCACAGACGCATGGAGGGCAAGCTGAATGACATCAAAAATTATATTCAGCACGTAACTGATCGTAATGACATCGTATACATCAATCAGCTTGAAAGCTTTAAAAGAGATCTGATAAAAGCCGAACGTTATGAAGATGTAGAAAAGATAGGTAAATGTATTGAACAGGAATACAATTATCTTAAAAGAAAAATGGAAGACAGAGAACAAATGATTGATCCTTTAAAATAGAAAGGGAGAACCAGCGAGCACGACCAAGCTTAATTCTCCCAAATCTTACACGATTATGATGCAAATATACTATTTACTTTTAAATAATCGTACTATGTTTTCAGAAATATCAGAGTTAAAATCTATCAGAGAGCAGAAATCCAGATTGTCAGAAAGAGAGTCTGAATTATCTGCTCCTATTATGTCGGACCTGGATTATATTCCATCCATATATAAATGGTTTTGCGAAATACAGGATTTTAGGGATTGCCCGGGAAATAAGGATAGCGTTCATATCAGAAAGAAGTTTATATTTATTATTCTTTTCCTTTATGCTCCCAGTGTATTGGCCGGTGGAAGAATGCCAAAAGGACTTCGGGATAAGATTGCCGAATCGGTAAATATCAGCGATAAAACATTTATTTCCCACAATATCGAAACTGTGGTTGTTCTCTACAATAATTATAAGGACTTTCGGAAGGATATAGAGTATATTTACACTGGAATTGTATCTCGGTTGAAAGACAATGGTATGATAAGGATAGATATACGATAGCTATGGGTTTATCAATAAAACAGGAAAAATTTTGCAATTACTATATTGAGTGCGGAAATGCGTCCGAGGCTTATAGGCGTGCATATTCTTGCTCAAATATGAAAGAAAAACAAATTTGGGAAGAATCATCTAAACTATTAAATAACCCAAAGGTTTCCCAAAGGATAAAAGAGCTTCAAGAAGAACAAAAAAAAAAGTCTGATATAACCAAAGAAAAGATACTAGAGGAATTATCTAATATCGCTTTTTCTTCTATAGCAAATATGCATAATAGTTGGGTAGAAAGAACCGAATTTGAAAACCTTACTCCTAGACAGAAGTCTGCAATAAAAAGTATATCAACTAAGATTCTAAAAAAGAACATTGGGACAAATGATGATCCAGAAATTGTAGATGTTGAATATGTAAAGATTGAACTTCATGATAAGCTAAAAGCTATTGAACGCATTTGTAAGATGTTTGGTTGGGATGCTCCAGAAAAGATGGATGTAACTTCTAACGGATCATCCATAGCACCTCCGGCTAACGTTAATGTCAATGTGGTTTATAATAAGAAAGAGGATTTAGAACTTCAGGATAAACAAATTAATTTGAATAATAGTGGAAGCTGCTAATTTAAATATAAGTTGTACTCCTGTTTTTCACCGGGCGATGGTTGCTTTAAATAGCAATAGGTTTAACGTATATGTGTTTGAAGGAGGATCACGATCCTCAAAAACATATTCGCTGATACAATTTTTTATTGTTTATGCAATTAGTAACTGGCAGCGACCAAATCGTATTGTAATAGCAAGAAAGAAGAGTACTTGGTTATCTTCTACTGTATGGACAGATTTTAAAAATATACTTCTTGAGATTGGCTTGTATAATGTATGTAGGATAAACAACACCCTAAAGACTATTCAGATGTATTCTACTTCATTTGAATTTGTTGGGCTTGACGATGTACAAAGATTGCATGGATTGACTACTGATATTTTTTGGATAAATGAGGCGATGGAAGCTTCTAAAGATGATTTTGACCAATTAGAACAGAGATGTGCACGTTTCTCTGTTCTTGATTACAATCCTTCCGCAGAAGAGCATTGGATTTATGAAAATGTGTGTCCTCGTGAAGATTGCTTCTTCGATCATTCTACTATGCTCGATAACCCATTTATACCAGCTAATATGAGACGAAAGATTGAATCTTATGAACCAACAGAGTATAATTACTCACAGGGTACTGCAGATAAGCGTAAATGGTTGATATATGGCTTGGGGAAAAGAGCTAAAATTGAAGGACTTATTTTTGAGAACTATACTGTTATAAAAGAAATTCCTATCTGGGTTAAGAGAAGGTGGTATGGTCTTGATTTTGGCTACACAAATGACCCCACAGCTTGTTCTGAAAACGGCTTTTTAGATAATGCTATATACATTGATGAGAAGTTTTATAGAACCAATATGCTTTCTTCTGACATAATCAAGGAGTTTAAGCGGATGCCTAAGCTCAATATATGGTCAGAGAGTGCCGATCCTCGCCTTATCGCTGAAATATATAATGCAGGATTTAATATAAGACCGGTAAATAAATATCATGGATCTGTGGAGGCAGGCATAGATTTTATGAAATCGAAGAAAATATATATAACAGAGGGGTCTATAAATGCTAAAAAAGAACTTGACAACTATACATATCAACAAGATAAAAATGGGAAATGGCTGAATATTCCAGTAGATGATTTTAATCATATAATTGATGAGGTTAGATATTGTTGCATGATGGAGTTGATGGGAAGAAAATCTATATCAAAAGGGTTGGAAGCATTTAATCATTAAAAATATAACATTATGACATTAGAGGATATTTTAGCATTAGAAGATGTAGATCAGAAGATCGAATATTTGAAGAAAGGGCGTAAAACGGAGGAACCCAATACCGGTGAAAACTGGAAGGATTGGAATGCTGATTTGCATGAAATCATTGTGGATAAAGAAAAATACCCAGATATTGAAGTTGTTGAAGAGAAGGAAAGGGAAGAATGGAATGATAGTACCGGTAAAAGCACTACTATCCCAGCTAAAAAACGTACAGAGCCGTGTAACCGTATATCTATCCCGCTGGAGCAAGATATAACCAATATTCAAACAGCGTTTACAGTAGGGGTTGAGCCTAAGATGGATTGCGCTCCGTCAAATGAGGATGAAAAAGGGCTATTTTATGCTATCCAACAAGTACTGAAGAAGAATAAAATAAAGTACCAGAATAAACGTATAGTTCGTTCTTGGCTTTCTGAACAGGAATGTGCCGAATACTGGTATGCAGTCAAAGATGATTCGTTCTGGACTAAATTCTGGAATAAAATACAGAAGGCTTTCGGGGGAAGTGTAAGACCGCAAAATAAGCTCCGCAGCGTAATATGGTCGCCATTCAGGGGAGATAAACTTTACCCTTTCTTTGATGACGCCGGAGATTTGGTCGCCTTCTCACGTGAATATAAAAAGAAAGATCTGGACGATGCAGAAATAGTATGCTTTCAAACTGTTACCGCTACCCATGTTTACCAGTGGGAAAATACGAATGGATGGGAAGCGGTAGAGGAGAAGTCTTTCAGGCACGGGTTTAAAAAACTTCCTGTCTTATATGGTTATCGCCCGGAGACTTATTGCCATAATATAAAGACTATACGTGTACGCATAGAGAAGATATTATCAAGTTATGCCGATTGTATAGATTATCACTTCTTCCCTTATTTAATGCTTTTTGGAGACGTATCAGGCTTTACAGGGAAGAAACGCAACAGGATCATACAATTGACCGGAGATAAGGCGAACGCTCAATATCTGACATGGAATCAGGTTCCTGATACTGTTAAATTGGAACTAGAAGGGCTTACTAACAGGGCGTACGATCTGACGAATACTCCACGTATATCACCGCAAGAGTTGAAAGGCCTTGGAAATGCCATTTCGGGAAAAGCGTTCAGGTATATTTTTATGGGTGCGCACATGGCGGTATCTAATCATGCGGAAGTAATTGGGGAGTTCTTTCAACGGAGGGTAAACTTCTTGGTATCAGCTTTGGCGGATATTAACCCATCCGAATTTGACAAGGCGTCCCATACTATTGATATTGATGTGGATTTGGTTCCATATATGATTGATGATATTGACGAACGGGTAAAAACGGCAGTTAGTGCAATAGATGGTAAAGTGTGGTCCCGGAGAGAGGGAATTTTGTTTGCCGGTAATGCCGAAAGGGTGGATGAAGTCCTGAAAGAGATTGAGGAGGAAGAAAAGAAGGAAACTTCTGAATCAGTCAAAAAGGACAATGTTTAGGGTGCATGGTTAGAAAAGTTACGGGGATTATACAAAAATCATAGGAAAAATAGAACAAAATAGTAAATCGTTGCAATCTTTTTAATGTATAGTTCGATTTTAGCTCAAAAGACAAATAAACCACAATTCGCTTATTGTGGTTTTCCGGAAATGAAAATTTTAGGCTTATAATTGGATATGAAATAAATTTGTGCATGGAAAATAATACGGCTATCCTCACGGCTGAAAGATATAACGCCATCGGTGAGAAGTGAGGAGCTTGCCTTTGGCGCTTTTTTATATGCCAGGCGTGACAGGTTCAGCAAGTCGGTAAGGCGTGGGAGGTTCGAATCCTCGCTTGCTACAAAATCGGACAAATTAAAATCCCCAAAAGCGGAAGTGTCCGAGCCGCTGATGGGGATAGTATTAACTTTATGTTGCAAATATAATGATTATGGACCAATTAACAAAATCAAGTACAAGTGAAGAAATCAAAGAGTATTTCAATGCTATTTTAGCTTTGAAAGAGAAAAATGAACTTTATCCAGTAAATATTGACGATGTATGGCCGCTTGTCTATTCAGAGAGAGGGAAAGCTACACGAGCGTTAAAAGCTAACTTCATTGAAAATGAGGATTATATACTTTTTGCCCAAAATGGCAAAAACCTCAATGGACGTCCTAAAGATGATTATAAGCTTTCTTTGTCTTGTTTCGAATACTTTATTGCTCGGAAGGTTCGGCCTGTATTTGAGGTATATAGGCAAGTCTTTCATAAAGTAGCCGAACAGAGGCCATTATCCCAACTTGAAATACTGGTCCAGTCCGCACAAGCTTTGCTTGAACAAAGCAAACGGATTGAAAACGTAGAAAAGAGACTGGATGCAATGGAACAGGAGAGAGAAGAAAACGGGAAATTATTGTTGGCGGTTGCTGTTTCATCGGAAAAGGTTCCGGAAATTTCTCTTCGTGATAAGATCCGCCAACTGGTGAACAAATATGCTTCGGCAACCAACACTAGACAACAGGACGTTTGGCACAAGGTTTATGAGCAATTATATTACCTCTATCACATTTCTATTAGTAACTATAAGAAGAAGTTCAAGGGAGAAACAAAACTTGAAATAGCGGAAAGAAATAATATCTTAGATAAGGTTTACGCCATTATCTCAAATATGGTCCGGGAGCGAAACGTTGCATGAGAGACTATACATAAAGAAAGGGCAGCCCTGAAGCTACCCTTTCCCCACCTCCTTAACAGAGATGTAGCCCGATTTGGTCGCCGGAAACGCTACTTGTACTTTTCAATTAAGCATATTGGATATTCTGATTAACTTCTTTACAAACTCTTCCTCTTCCTCGAATCCGGAACGGGCAAAGTCCCGGAAAGCTCTGATAACCTTCATGCACGCAACGCCCTCAATAGGCTTATAGTCACATTCAAAAGTACTCATTCGGGGAATCTCAATCAAAGAGAATCTATACCGTTGCTTCTTGCTGGACTTGAATCCGTTCGGGTAATATTTATCTTCCAGTCTCCTTATTCCTTCTACGAACAATTCTTTTGCGTATTCCTTGCTGTTTTCCGTGTAACGGGAATATTCCCTTACGAACGGGATTATCTTCGAAATAAAAACCGGAAATGTGGCTTCCTCGAATGGCATATAGCTCTGTACTTCGTTATATATCTTGTTTATCTGTCTACTTTGCTTCAGTGTGAAATAATTCTGTTTCATAATTTCTTTTCTTTTTTTTGATGCTAAACTTTTTGATATAGTTGTGGCTGTCCGGCATTGAAACGGACTGCGATAAATGTGTGAATTAGGGAAGGGATGGGTATTATACTATCCTAACTAACTTCCCATCGGAAATTTTTCCGCCAAATAGGTGGTTCAGATAAGCCAATCCCTTTTGGGTAACTAGCACTTTGGTTACGACAAATCCCGGATGGTTGTTGCGCTCGATGAACTTCTCCTTCATCTCGAAGTAGCCGGCATCAATATACCGCTGTTTGGGCTCGTTTCGGTTGGCGAAGAATACGCCCGCTTTCCTTAGCTTATCGAATAGGGTATTTCGCCCGAATCCTAGCTTTAGGATCTTGGCGGACATTCCTATGTCTACCTTATCGTCGGTGGCGAAGGCTGCGTCGGCAAAGGCTGCCTTTGGTTGGAGTTTGGCGTTTTGCTGTTCCAGTTGTTGCTTCTCCGCTTTGGCTTGCTCTAGGCGTCTGTTTAGTACTTGCATGGCGTAGGCTATCGCTTCATCGTCATTAGAGACGGTTGTTACTCCGGTCTTTAGGAGTTCTTTGATACGCTTATTACACCATATAGCAAAAGCAGGAGATAACCAACGTGCAAATTCCAATGCTGCATCTTCATGCATCCAGGTGCCTTGCTCACTTTTACCACCCTTAACTGTTTGAATTAGTGTCGATATGGGAATCTGCATATCGGTTGCAAGAGCTTCTGTAAATTCCGTTGTTGTTTTAAGACGAAGCCAATCGCCAACTAATTTACCAAATGGTTTTGCCATTTGCGTAGCATTTACCATCACATTTTCGCCACTCATAAAAGAAATTTGACTACCTTTGTAGTCGTAAACTACTGGATTGTTCATATAATTAAGTTGTTTATGGTGAGCAGGTGCTACGAACGCCTGCTCACATTGTTAATTAATCTCCTACGTAATGAGCGCCGTATCTTCCTGTACTAGCTGTATAGTAAGCCGATGCCGGTATGCTCTTATTATTGTACCCCTTATCCATTGTAGCCTTAGCAGTGTTGCTCATAGCTTCATGTCTTTCCGCCAAGAACTGATCCGTTCTAGCCTTCACCGCTTCCGGTGAGCAGTATTCTTGCAATTTCGCAAGGCTCCAAGCTGATTTCAGACATTCGGAGAACGTTCTTTCGTTGCCGGCACGTTTGTAAGAGCGCCAAGCGGATTTCATTATTTGGGATAAGTTGTAGCGTTTCATTGTATTTATATACTTTAAATGTTTATTTCTGGTGCAAATATACATATTAAGTTTATTGTGATATTCATTATTTGGTTAAATAAAGTGAAATGGTAAACTTTTAATGTTTATGGTTGATGAAAATAAACATATAGGGTTATATTTGCACAGAAAAACCGATAAACATTTAAAGTATATGGAAATAAGATTAAAAGAGTTATGTCAATTAAAGGGGACTACTCAAAAAGAATTAGCTGCTAAATTGGAAGTAACAGAAATGACATTGAGTAGGGCTTCAAAAGGGAATACATCTATTCAATTGCTTGAAAGAATCTCTGAAGAGTTAAATGTTGAGATATGGGAACTATTTACAGAAGCTAGAGATAGTCGAGATTTTATGGCAATAGTTAAGGACGGGAAAAGCTATTATAACGCTACAACTTTAGCCGAATTAGAAAAAATTGTGGCTGAAATCAAAGAAAAGTAAAAGAATATTTGCTTTTTTGTGTGTTTGTGTGTTAATTTGGTGCATTGTATAACTAACTAAAAACACGCAGGTATGAAAAAAATATTATCTTTTCTTCTTGTTTCCTTGCTACTATTTGGCTGTCAATCACGTGAAGAGAAAGCACAAGAGCTTATAAAACAAGACATGTTCAAAACTCTATATGATTTTGCAAGTTATGAACCTATTGAGACAAAAATAGATAGTGCATTTACTTCCATATACACTGATACGTTAGCCTTATTATATGCAAATGGAATAAATGAAATGTTTGAAGAACTCGAAGATAAAAGAGTAGAATATGAAAGCGCTAGAAGTGCTATGGAAATATGGGCTGATAGCTATTCTTCGCTTGGAATTTATAAATTTAATGAGGCTAAACGAAAGGTTGATGAGTATATTGAAAAGATGGATGATGTATTAAAGGAGGCAAACGATGTATATGTGAAAATAAAAGAAAGAAAACAGAAAATAGGGCGTTCTTTTATTGGATGGGAAGCAAAACATAAATTTAGATGTAAAACTAAAGGTGGTAATTTTGATTTAGGCAACTATTTGTATGTTTTTGATAAGGATGTCAATCAAATACTATATAGTAAAGATATGGACAGCAAAGATTACTTGCAATTAGTTGGAATAATAAAAGAGGCTATTCAATCTAATAAAAAAAATATAGATTCGGCTAAAACAAGGAAAAATACAAATAAAGATACATCTGCAATAAGTACAGCTGATAGTCTAGCGAATGCATTAAAAGGAGAGTATTAAGTTTTATTTATAACAATATGGAATACGAGAATTTATTGTCTTCTTTAATTGATAGCAAAAATAAAGAACTTTGGGACTTTTGTAGCTCAAATGCGGTAATAGATTTAGAGTTAAGCGAAAAAAATGAATATGGTACGTTTTCTCAATCGGGAAAGCATATTATATCTGTCGACCCACTTAACTTAGATCCTGCAACTTTCGCCCATGAGCTTTTGCATGTATATTTGGATATAAAGGGGGTATATGTAGGTGGAGCGTTATCTCTTTGGGTGGATGCATCACATATAAACAATATATTTACACCGCCTTTGGTAGACCATGTGTCTAATTGTTTAAACCACATAAAAATGCTTCCTTTGTATTTGGATATGGGATATGACATTAAACGCTTTATTACAGATTATAATGTTAGTAAATTCTCGAAAAGAGAGATGAATATCTTAAGAGATAATTTAAAAATATCCAAAGGGGTATATCAAGCGGGAGGAGTTGATTGTTATATTGGTAAATACTTCGCAATGAAAGCTTGTCCCAATAAAGTATTTGATTATTCTAAGGGGTATATTTTGTTAAAGTCACTAGATCCTGCTTTGTATAATATCTTGGAACAAACTATAGCAGAATGGAATGACTATGATTATAATCAGAATGATATCTTAGCCAAAAGTTATAGAGATGTAGTTTATACTCTTGTGGATGGTCTAAAAGAATGGTCTTTAGGAAAAACTATAATTTGAAACCAAATAACACAATAGAATCATGAAAAAAGAAAACATTCAAAATGGAATTGCCATTCAGTCTGGCAAAACCACAGACAGCATGGAAAAACTGACAAAATTATGTGAGCAAGAAGCTGAAAAGATGTTGTCAACTATCGAAATTCCTGAAAACGAAATTGTTTCCGTTCCTTTTTGGGTTCAAGAGCCCGGATTCCCCGAACTTATCTGCGTGGGAAAATTCAAAAGGGATGAAAGCGGAAAGGTTATCTACGAATTAGATTTTTCGGAGTCAACATTGTAACTCATTCCCGCCCTTCGCAAGAGGGCAAAAGAAAAGCGGAGGTTACTCCGCTTCTATATATAATTTACACACCACTCTTAATTTTGCTTTCCTTCAAGATTTGCAAGATTGATTGTTGGCAATATGATCGGCCTAATTCCTGATAAAGAAGTTAGAGTAGAAATATACGCTCTTACGTAAGGGAATAATATAGCTGGAGCATTTATATTAAAAAATATAGATTTTGTCCTATCATCTATGTCTGAATCAAATTCAAATAATCCAATAAGATTTGCATATACTTGAAGATTTTGTTCTTTATCTGCAATTTTTACACCGAATTCTAATCTATACAGATTTTCGTCTTCATTAGACATACTTTTTCTTTCAAGCTCAATAGATATGTCTTCTGAAATTGGCATAGAAGGATTAAATTCTATATTAGCCTTATTTATTTTATATTCTTTTAGTCGGAATTTAGCTACTTTTTCTGTCATAATTTAAGCTGCAAGATTAAAATATTCAATTGTATTGGTATAATTATTTTCAGTAATTGTATAATTGAAAGATTGATATATCCCGTCAAAATCAGGAATAACACATGAACTTTCACAAGAAGTATACCCTGAAATGGATATTGGGGCTATTTTTTCAAATAATATATTATCCATATTATTTGTGTCGCTAATTTCACAAATTAAAATATCCTCATGAGGAAACATTGTACGAAAATTATTCCACAACTCATACTCCATCTCCATATATTTTTCATCCCCTCTTCTTATTTCTTCTGGAGAAATTTCTATAATATGGAAATTAGTAATCTCATCATAAGCATATCTTATGTTAATTTGAGATATTTCATTAGCGATTCTAACCAAACTTTCAGTAATAAAATCTTTAGCATTCATAATATTCCATATTTTTCAGTGAGTAATTTGTTCAATTTTTCAGCGCTATCTTTGGCTCTAACAACATCTCTGTCTGTTATTTCCTCGTTAGAATAATCTGCTCTCTTTCTTAACATTTTTAATATGCCATAATAAGTATTATAGTCAATTCCATAAAATCTATTCTTTTTGGATAACTTCTCACTTATATGACTAGAAATATAAAAATGAGAATCTACAGATTTAGTTTCCCTATCTTGAATATCGTAACTAAGCCCTTCATAATGAGCTAACACGTATTTAGACAATTGGAAACAAGAGTAATATAAACAATGAATTGATGATGCAAGCTTTCCATTATCTACTAACAAATTAGCAGCAATAATGTTTTCTTCAGACTTTGCTTTTACAATAGGCATTTTGCAATTGTGTTATATTAATTGGTGATTTTAAATCATATACTATACACCAAACATTGTTTATTTATTGGGGGAAATAAAAAAAACTTCTCTTTCTAAATGGGATATCTTCTTATCCCTTAGCTGATTCGTAAGCATGAGAAGTGATTTAGAAGGATTTTCTATCATCAGTGTGTGTTGCGTGTACAATAATGGCTTCATGTTTATCTCCTTTCATAGAAATAATTAATTGTAAGACAATCTATATTTCTAGTAAGTGTTATTGCTATATAATTATGTGTTTAGTACATATCGACGTGCAAATATACAACAACAACATCAAACACCCAACAAACGATCACTAAATTGAGCATTTTCAATGGTTATTTAACCATCACTAACCTCACAATGTTAATTATTAACAGTTTCAGCATCACCTTCTCTCTCACCAATAGCACTAACTTCATTACCTTGTATTCTCTGTCTATTAGAACGGCTAATATCACAAAGAAGAGCATTTATTTATGCCTTAAAACAACTAATTTCCCACAATTGGGCAATTGTGGTTTATCCCTCATGTAATTATTTTATAGCTTTCTTCTTTGAGTGTAACTTTATGCTGTTGAAAATAAAAACTAATTCATACAGTATGAAAGAAAAAATCTTAGTAGCACTAAAAACGAAGTATAAAACCTTTGGGTTTGGTGATAAAGCGTTTGACGGGGTGGCTGACTACTTGTCTAAAACCGTAACTGAAGAAAGTCAAATAGAAACTGCTATTAGTGGGGTCGAAGGACTTCTGAAGGCTTTTCAAGGAGACATTGATACTGTTAGAAACGAAAAATCGGGTCTACAAAAACAATTGGACGAATTGAAAAATAAAATCGAGAATCCCAATCCTAACCCAAATCCGAAGCCGGAAGAAAAGAAAGATGATATAGCGACCATCATTGCGAACGCAGTGAGTGCAGCCTTTAAACCTCTTTCTGACAAGCTCACTCAACTTGAAACGGAGAAGGCGCAGGCCACTCGCCAAGAGCAAATCATGGGAAAAGCGAAGGAGTATGGTATTCCCGAAAGCCTTGTTCCTATGTTGAGCATTCCCGAAGATGCAAACTTGGATAACTATTTCAAGGATGCAAAGCAGACGTTTGCCAACGCAGGATTTCAAGATGTGAGAACTCCCGAATCGGGAAGCAATGAGCAGAACAATTCAAACGACATTGCCACCCTGATAAACAAGGGAACTGAAGAAATTAAAAACTCTAAACAGGATTAATTATGCCAGCAGGTTTTAAGTATGATTTAAGTCCGATTGAGAAGCAAATGCCGGAAATGTGCCGTTTTGAAACGGTTTATATATATTCCGGTGGCTTCAATCTGGATATTTCGAATTTGACAGGGGTTGCGCAGATCCCGCCTCTTACCCCTTTGGTTCTTGATTTTGTGAAACGAACGGCAAAAGCTGTTTTGAATGTTGAAGTAGCCGAGAAGATCACTGCCGGTTCTACTTCGTTGAAGATCAAGAAAAATTCTCTTGCGTACGTCGGTATGCATATTGGTAATGGTACAAATGGCGGTACAATTGAAGCTATCGACAAAAGTAATGCGGAATATGATACCGTTACTCTGGCCGCTTCACCAACGCTTGCCGCAGAAAAGGATGCGGTATTGTTTGAAGCTACTGCCGCAGCCGGTAAAACGGCAAAAGCGACAGCTACGGCTTTGAATTATGCATGGACTAAAGTAGAAGCGGGTGCAACTGTTACCGCTATAGGCCAAGCGTACGAGATCAGACCGACAAGACTCATTGTTCCTATCTCCGATAAGGATAAGGAGACTTTGGGTGACAGATTCATGTTCACTTATTAAAGAAAGGAGGAACTATGTATTTGACTATTCAAACATTACTGAATGATCCGGGAGTGGTGAAAGCGGTTATCGACCGTGTGCAGGCTCTAAGACTGGATCAAATTTTTTGGAAAAAGCACCTCGATTTTGAGGAAACGAAATCCCGTGTGTTCAAAACATATTTGGGGACAGTAACGGGTGTTGTTGCCGGTTCTGTAATTGACCGTAACTCTAACAAGCCGTTAAGAGAGCGTAAATCTTTGGGTTCCGGATATGGCGAAGTTGCCTATATGGGGGATAGATACCAGATGGACAACGATAGACTCGACATGCTTCAAGAACTAATCAATAAGTTCAATCAGGCGAAGACACCAGATCAACGGGCCGCACTGGACGACATTATCAACTACATTGTAGATGATATGCGTCAGGTATTGCTTGCTCCACACAAACGTATGGATATTGTGGATGGTGATCTTCGTTCTGATGGTAAGGCATCCGTAAAAGTAGACGATAATCCGCAAGGAATTGAATTGCTTGAAATGGAACTTCCGGTTCATCGTATCACTCCACAAGTTGCAGACAAACTGAACTTTGTTCGTTATCTTATGGAGAAAACCGTTGAATTACGTACTAAGTTCGGCATGTTCGTTTCTATGGAAATGTCCCGAAAGACTTTTATCAATAGCATTATTGGATCAAAGGACTTCGGGGAATTTTACAAACAAAGCTTTGATTCTAAAGAAGTCCAACTGTCTGCCGGACTTATGTCTAGTGAGATGGCGACCACTATCTTTAGAGGATTGGGCTTGCCGCCTATCGTAATCAACGAAGATTTGGTGGAATTGTCAGACGGCACTTTCAAACAGGTATTTAAAGACAACCGTATTTCTTTGTTTACTACTCCTAAACAGGGAAAGATGCGCTGGCATACTCCGTATGAAATAACCGATCCGGTTCCGGGAAAGACTTACACCCGTTCAGAAGGTGGTATGTATATTTCCAACATACGTACGGATGAAGGCCGCTTCATGGAATATGGAGCCGAATGGATTCCGGAATTTACATCTCCAAACAAGATTGTAATTTTTGACCTGGACACGATGAATGCGTAAGTATGATAATTAGTGACTACATAAAGCAAAAGTTTCAGTCCTTCGGCATATCATTGTCGGAGGCTGACTTGGTAGAGATTAATCTTTCTTCCGGGGTTGACCCTGACGGGGAAATGACTGAAGATAATTTGCAGTCTATCTCTGTTGCTATAGCAAGATTTATTCCCTCCTTATTGCTTAGAGCTACTTCTAAATCGGTATCAGAAAACGGTCATTCAAAGTCTCTTTCTTGGGATATTTCTGGTATAAAGTCCTATTATTCTTTTTTATGCAATAAGTATGGACTGAAGGACGAACTGAATACAGATAAACCTAAAGTAACATTTTGGTGATATGCTAGAAACTGCCCCACATAAATTACAAATACAGGTTATTACTCCAGAAGAGAACGACGAGTATAACCGACCAATACCGGGAACCGGTGGAGAGTCTTGGCAAGATGTAACAGATTGCTTCTGCCATGACAACTCCCAACAAAAGGAAGTTTCTGTCAATGGTGAACGTTGGGTGTATAATTACCATGTGGTTTATGAGGGTAAAAAGATTGTTTTAGGATCTCATATCAGGTGCTTGGATGCTGAAGGAAATACTGTAGGAGAGGGAGATGTGAAGAAGAATGCCGAATGCTATTCGGAGGAGTTTAAGGGTAGATGTGATATTTGGGTATGATTGTAACGACTGACATAGCGAATATTATTTTTAAAGATTGCAAGTCTTTTGGAATCTCTGAAATGCATCAACGGGGAAATATCCCGGAAGGTGAAGTAAAGACCGAGAGAATTGTAATCTACCCCAAAACTCAACAGCCGGATGCTTACTGGGAAAAAGGATATGTTGAAGTAAATCTTTGCGTTCCTGTAACAAAGACAGGTAAGGCAAATTTGATTCGCTTGAATGAACTTGAAAGGAAAGCAAGGGAAATGTTCAAAGATGGCATTGTCGGACAATATGACGGCTCCTGGTATCGTTACTCTTCTGAAAGTCTCGGAATAGAAGAAGACAAAGAATTATGTTGTTACTATGTAAATGTGAAATTATTATTTGAAACTCTAAACGTAAATTGAAAAGATATGAAACCGTTTATTGGAATTAAAAAGATTTGGTACGGTGATGTTATAACTGCCGCTGTCACTAAAACCTCTCTTAAGACATGGTTAGGAACTGCCACGGAAGTTGAGAACTCCCATCAAGATACTTGGGCGTATACAGAGGATGATCCGACCTATACCGACTACATTAATGAGTTGAATGGTAGCATTTACTATCGTGATGTTACTCAAAAAGGAGCTAAAACAATCGCTTTCACTATGGGAGTTTTCTCCTTTGATGACAAGGTTGAATTGGAAGGTGGTGAAAAGATTGATACTGATGCAGGATGGGCTTCTTCTGACACTCCGGGAATTGTAAATAAGGCAGTCGTAGGCCAGACAAAAACAGGCAACTACATTGTATTTACCAATGCTGCTGTTATCGCAAAAGGTAATGCGGTAGAAAAGAATATCGGTCTGGGTGTAACAGCGGTGGCTATGGAAAATCCTAATACTGGCGTTAAGAGCGACTATCTGTTCGATGGCGAAAAGGTGGACGCTACATGAACTGATGAAAAGGTAGCTCTTGCTTCTTCTGAATCGCCTTCTATAAATAGTTATTCAGCCAGATCAAGGCGGGTGAACGCTGGGAGTACTGTAAACTATGGCTCTTCAGGAGAAGATGGAACGCAGCCGTCAGAGACATTATCTATATTGTAAAGTGGTGAGGGGTGAGGATTTGTGTTTCTCGCCCCTTTTTAATAAATATCATTATGAATAAAGCAGCTATACTTGTATCTGAAGCTATCACAGGAAAAGATTTCATTCCTATAATTGTAAATGGGAAAATGTACCGTGTAAACCCGCCTACTATCCATAAAATAGCCGGTGCTTCGGCTTATCTCGCTGTTCTGGAAGATAATAAGGATATTGCGGGCGTCATTTCTTCGTTAAAGGACATTTCCGTCGCTTCTCGTGCACTTTCTTGGTTTATTGAAGGGAATGATAGCCTTGAACAAGAATTGTCAAATGGGACGTTAGAAGAAGTGTTATATGGGCTTACGGCAGCTTACTCCCTGATCTCTGTAGAAAATTTTACAATGCTGTTGGATTTAGCAAAGAACGTAGCAAATCTGACAGCAAAACAGAAGTTATAGGGAATGATTGTATGTTAGGACAAATTGCGTCGTTCATGGAAAATCTTCATCTCTCTTACGATGAAGTAGTTTATAAAATACCATATCGCAATTTGGTTATTATGCAAAAAGATAAGTTACATACCGTATATGATGGGGAGGTACTAACAGAAGTATCGGATGAGGATTTCTTTAAAGGAAAAGTTAAGTTTGATGAATAATGAAAGTAACAGTGGATTTGTCCGGTCTTGATGAATTCGTCGAAGAAGTAGATGAGAATGCTACCGAATTGATGAAAGAAGCAGCTCAAAGAGCCGTTTATATGCAGAAGGAACGCAATGTTAGTAATAAGAAAACCTATCAAAACCATACTTGGAACCTTCGCAATGCTCCCGGTGCTGCTATTGTCAGGGATGGAAAGATTGTAGACCTCTATATCCCTGCCGATGGAGAACATTCACTGGCGAAGAACAGGACAGAGGCAATGCTGATCTTTGGAAGTAAGCCTAAAGACGGTGTTATTGTGGCGGATGGAATGGAATATGCAAGCTTTGTGTCTAGTAAAGGTTTTGATGTCCTGGATTCGGCAAGCCTAACCCTAGATAAAGAATTAAAACAGTCATTTGGTAACGATAATGTAAAAGTCACATGGCAGGAATGAAATTTAATGCAGATATTGACCTTGAAAAGATTGTCAAACTGCGTCAGGAAATAGATAAATTAAAAAAATCTCTTATTGAGATTGCAAGTGTACCCAATAGTGATGCGGCTGTGAAAGCTCTTGAGAAGCAATTAGCATCAGCTTTAAAGAAATTGGAAAAATATAAAGACAAATATGTTCAAACCCAACAGGCAAGGATAGACCAAGAAAAAGCTGCTTCAGAACAAATTAAAAAACAACAAAAAGAAATAGACTCTCTTATCAAAAAATATGAAGCACTACAAAAACAGATAGAAAAAGGAACAGTCAGGGCACCTCGTTCTCCTAAAACATATACTGACGACCAGATTTCAGTTGCATTAAAAACTCAAGTACAGTCAATAAAAGAAGCTCGTGAACAACTAAAAGTACTCCGTTTCGCTCAAGCTAATGTAACAGACCAGCAAGAGAGGGAAACTGGTGCTAGGACGAAGTTAAATATCAAGATTCAAGAAAACACCCGGTATTTGAAGCTGAATTCGGATGCTTATACCCGCCAAAAGATGGAGATTGGTAACTATGAGGAAAATATACGTAGGGCTTTGGATGGTACAGGACAATTCAATCTATCTCTGTCGAAGATGCTGGGTGTTATTGGTGGTACTGCCGCATTAAAAGGATTAGTTACCGATATGATAAATGTCCGTGGAGAGTTCCAGAAAACATCTATCGCCTTTGAAACTATGTTGGGTAGTAAAGAAAAAGCCGATGCTTTAATGGCTCAAATGGTGGAAACGGCAGCAAAAACACCTTTTGATTTACAAGGAGTAACAAGCGGGGCGAAACAGCTTCTTGCTTATGGAACTTCAGCGGACAAAGTGAATGAAACTTTGGTTCGTTTGGGGAATATTGCATCCGGTCTTTCTATTCCGCTTGGCGATCTTGTTTATCTATATGGTACGTCTATGTCCCAAGGACGATTATTCACTCAAGATGTAAATCAGTTCATGGGGCGTGGTATTCCTTTGGTTGCCGAATTATCAAAAGAACTGGGGAAAACAGAATCAGAAATCAGAAAGATGGTTACTGAAGGTAAGGTAGGTTTCCCTGAATTGCAAAAGGTTATAGAGAATATGACTAATGAGGGTGGTAAGTTCTATAACTTGATGGAAATGCAATCTACGACATTGTCCGGTCAAATTTCTAATTTGGGTGATGCTTGGGATTCTATGTTAAATTCTATTGGAGAAGATACGCAGGGAATTGCATCTATGACAATATCGGCAGTAACGTCTATTATTGAAAACTATAAAGAGGTTGGAGCAATCATTGCATCTTTAGTAGCTACCTATGGGACATACAAAGCGGCTATAGTTGTGGTTAATATGTTAGAACGGGCTAATATAATGATTTTACGACAAGCAGTAGTTGAAAAGAAATTAGCTGCTGCTGCAAATATTGTATTGTCTAATTCTATGGCTATTGCTGCCGCAAGAGGTAAGATATTTGCAACAGTTCAAAAGAATATCATCTCAACATTTAAGGGTGTGGGTAAGGCATTGGCTAATCCGTATGTCTTATTCGCCGCTGCTGTTGGAACTGCGACTTATGGATTATATAAGTTCTATACACGTGAGACGGAAGTCGAGAAAATGCAGAAACGGTATAATGAGACAAAAGAAGCTGCCGCCAGACGTGAAGAACAGCATAAAACAAAGGTCGAAGAATTGATAGCCTCCATAGAGGATGAAACTAAGGCTGAAATGGAGAGAGTGGGGGCTATGGATCTTCTAAAAAAAATGTACCCTGGTATTATTGAAAAGTATATTGATGAAGAGGGACATCTTAAAAACTTGATAGCTCTCAAAAAAGAACTATCAGAAGCAGATGCAACAAGAAAAGCCGAAGAGAATAAAACGGAATTGCGAAGCTATGACGAGCGCATAAAGAATCAGAAAGAATATATCGAACGGATGCGTACTAATGACCAATCGGCTTTTGATGATGAAATAGCAAAACTAGAGCAATTAAAAAGGGAAAGAGAAAAAACACGCCAAAAAGTTGTTTCTGACTACATAAACAACTCAATATCTGGCGCAAAATCAATGTCTGATGATGAACTAAAGAATACAATAAAAGCCTATAAAGATGCCTTATCTCAAAATATGGGTGGGGAATGGTTTGATAGTAATCAAGATTTCAAAATAGATGAAATAAAACAATATGTTTCAGCTTTAGAAGATTTACAAAAAGCCCGTTTAAATGCCGTTCAGAATAAGGAGTATTGGGAGAGCAAAAAAAAGCAAGCAGAGGATGCTCGTGATGCTTTAGATGTTTCTAAAAAGAATTCAGAAGAATGGAATAAATACACTAAACAAATACAAGATGCACAAAAGCAAATAGATAAGTATTCGGATTCTAAAACAACCAAAGAGTATAACTCTATTTTAGACCAACAAAAGAAGATAGCCAATCTTTTGGATAAACAGGCTCTTGAAAGAAAGCGAAGAGAAGAAGATTTGGAAAATCAGGCTTTCCAAGCTCGTATTAATGCGATGGAGGAAGGAGAAGCCAAAATACGGGCGCAAAGAGCCTTAGATAACAAGAAGGAAATCCAAGACTTGGAACGCCAAAGAGAAGATTATATCCGGACAGAGATTGAGTATCAAAGGAAACTTTTTGATGCAAGGGAAGAATTGAATGTAAAGAAAAATAAGAACTATAAAAAGAAAACATTCGATCCTTCTTCTGTTAAAGTAGATACCTCTTCTATTGATGCTACTATTGGATATGTGAGTAAACGCCAAATTAACGACCAAATACGTAACCAAGAAGAGGCGTGGAATGAATATATCATAAAATATGGTACATTCCAACAGAAAAAAGAGGCTATTACCCGAAAATATACAGATGCCATCAATAAAGCCGCCAATGCCGGAGAAGCAGCATCTCTACAAAAGGAGTTTGAGGAAGCTTTAGCTAACTTGGATTTGAGTAAGCTTAAAGAGGAAATAAATTGGGAAATGATTTTCGGTGATTTGAGCAAAGTTACTAAAGATCAACTAACAAAAATAAAGAAGCAGTTGCAGGAGTTTAAGAAGTCTCCTGAATTCAAAAATGCTACTCCGGAACAAATACAAGTTATTGAAACCGCAATAAATTCCATCAATGATACCCTTGTCGATAAAGGTGGTTTCTTTGGAGGTATGGCTGATTCTATGAAAGAGTTAGCGGATGCTACAGAACAACTGAAAAAAGCAGAAGAGGAACTGGTTGAAGCTAATAAGAAAGGAACGGATGCCGAAAAAGAAGAAGCACAAAAGAAAGTAAATAAAGCTCAAAATACACAAGTCAATGCACAGACCAATGTTGAAAAATCCAGGGATAAGGCAATTAGTAATATAACGGCTGTTGCTGATGCAATGAAGCAACTAGGAAGTGCGGAATTTAACCTAAGTAGCTTTGGTAGTGCTGTTGGAGGATTGGTAGATGCGTTAAGTGAATCCGGTAGCAAAATAGGGGGAATTATTGCAGCTATCCTCTCTCTTCTTGATGAATTTGGGAAAGATGGAGGAGTCGAATTTGGCAAAAATATTGTGAACAATGTTATTAGTGCCATTGGTGGAACTATTGAGGTTCCGTTCAAGATGTTAGGAATTGATTTGGGGCTCGGAGGTGCAAACTATTCTGATTACAACGAAATGGTAGCCAAGTATGACGTATTACTTGATGTTTGGGATCAACTCTTAGATAAGAAAAAAGCTTATATAAATGAATCATACGGAGCGGAAGCAACCAAAGCGGGCAAGGAAGCTTTAGACCTATTGAAAGCCGAAAGAGATATAACTAGGGAGCTTGCTAGTGAACGCTTAGACGCTGGAGCAAGTGCAGGCAGTCACTCTATGGCGTATAGAATGTGGCAAGGCTCCTATAAATATGAAGGTCAGAACTGGAAAGATGTAGCTGGAGAAATATCTAGTGCTCTTGGAGGTGTCGAATTCAGCAATATGTGGAACCTGCTTTATATGTCAGCCGATCAACTGGAGTGGATAAAGACAAATTATTCCGGTCTGTGGTCACAAATGGACACGGATTTTAGAGGTTATTTGGATGATATTATTCAATACGGAGAGACGGAGGCGGAAATCATAGAATCAGTAAAGGAGCAGATTACAGGAATATCCTTTGATAGTTTCCGAGATAGTTACGTAAGCCTGTTATCTGATCTTGATAGCACCAATAAAGATTTTGCCGATAGTTTTGAAGAGTATTTAAGAAAATCCATACTTCAGTCTGTTATATCCAAGAACTACGATACTAAAATACAGGAACTTTATGATAGTTGGTCTAAAGCTGGAGAAGATGGATTATTCAGTGAATCAGAAGTAGACAGGTTGCGTTCTATGCAACAAAGTATAACAGATGCGATGTTGGCGGAACGTGATCGACTGGAGGAAGTTTTTGGATGGTCTTCATCTTCATCCCAAGAAGCCTCAAAGAAAGGCTTTGCCACTGCGTCACAGGATTCAATCGACGAGCTTAACGGACGTTTCACCGCTTTGCAAATTGCCGGAGAGGAAATCAAGAATCAGAATCAGCTACAAACAATGTCTATTCTTGAATTGAGAGCGGATATGCTGCCTATTATTGCCAATACCACAGGGATAAAGGACATTGCTAGTGAGACACGGGATTTGTTAAGGCTGTCTTATGAGGAGTTGACTGGTATTCATGATGATACAACAAGCATGAACAAGTCATTGAAGAATATTGAGACGGATATTGCTGAAGTTAAACGAAATACATCAAAATTATAATATATGGCCGACTTATTAATTAACAATAAAGACGCTTTCGCAACGTGGGGCGTGAGAATGGGAGATGGGTTCATTGAAGCTATCTACGCTCCGCTTCCAATGAAAGAAGTTATAGAGAATAAATCCCGTTTACAGGACGGGAAGAAAATAATTATAGCCAATCGGAAGATTGACGAACGGGATATAACACTAACCTTTACCCTACAAGGAAGTTCTCCGTCTGACTACATCACCAAGTATAAGGCATTTCTGAATGAGATTACAAAAGGGGAATTTACTGTCAAGGTTCCCGCCTTAGGAGAGGAGGTTTATCATCTATATTACACCCGTTCACAGCCTTTCGGTTTCAATACGGCAAGGACGTTTTCAAAGATTTCGGTAAAGCTTAACGAGCCAAATCCGGGTAATAGAGAGTAAAATTACCACAATAGGCAAATTGTGGTTCATAGGATTGCCGGATTTTATGTTTTGACGTTTCTATCTGCGAACTTTGTGATATGGCAGAATTAGTAGACATCAAAGACATATCCGGCAACATTCGCTTTTCGACTACTATCAATGAGGGTTCGAAAAGACACTTCCTTTTGATGCAGGAAGATTATATCACTTTGCTATTTAGCCTTTCCAATCCGGTGTATTTCAAACTAGGCGACTACGTAGACAATGAGTTGGGAATATTTGAGCTTGTAGACCTTTATAAGCCTACCTACAATACAACGACAGGTGCATACGACTACGAACTCCGCCTTGATGCTTATTACTGGAAATGGAAGAACAAGAAGTTTTTCTATACACCGGAAACCACCGGACGCGAAGCCGCATGGAATCTCACCGCTACCCTTGACACGCATTTAAATGTTTTTCTAGATAACCTGAATGCACTCGGATATAAGTTCAGAGAGGAAGAGTTTACATACGAGATTGACAGCACAGTAGAAAACACTTCCAAGCTCATTTCCTACGATAACGTGAATCTGATCGACGCTCTCACACAGATGGCGGAGACTTGGGAGTGTGAATGGTGGATAACAGAGCACGTTATTCATTTCGGACGTTGTGAATACAGCTCACCCGTTGATTTCAAAGCCGGTGATTTGACAGACACAGAAAACGTGAATGTCAACAGCATGACACGCAGCGACAGCCAGACCACTTATGCGACCCGTATCTACGCTTTTGGTTCTACCCGTAACATTCCTTCCAGTTACCGGAAAGAATTGATATTCGACGTAAAAGAGGTTAATGGACGTAATATATCCGATACGTCAAGACCGCTCAAAATAAGCTACTTTCCGTCACGAGTTACATATAAGGAAGACTATACCGCTAGTAGCAACGAAGGCAGCGGTTCTTTTACTCCCTCTTATACAGAATGGACGCTTGATAAGACTTTAGCTTCATCAGCCAAGGGTGGTTCTTATAAAGTTGTTTCGGGAGGAATTTCAATCAATATATCAACAGCCGTTCCGCAAATAGGGAACCGTGCTTTTCTACCGGCAGGAGATTATATATTGAAGGCGTCATATATCTATAATGTTTCCGGGGAATCAAAAGAGGTGATTATTGGTAATCAGACCGTTTCATTAGCCCAAAATCAACAATATGAGATTGTGTCTAAAATACAGGTTCCCGACACGTTGGTTATCGACAAAAACAGTTCTGATTTAAAAGTAAGGGTATACGTTCACGTACCAGCTCCAGCTTCTTCCGAGCTGTTATCGACTTTTCAGGCGTATGTAACATACGATATTAACGTGTATGGCGGTTCTTCTGCAACGACTTCCGTAACATTCCTTTCCGGTGCAAATGCCGGACAGACTTTTGCTGCTGTTTACAATCCCGACCTTTTAACCGGTGACGCAGCAAACATTATCCAGTTACCGGAAGGTGTAACCGCCTCTTTAGGTAATCGGTACACCATTAACAACATCATAAGCGGTAAAGTCCCCGATAACTACTTCAGTAAGGATGACAAGGAAATGACCCTTAACGGAGTTGTTCAGAAACGTCTTATGCTCCCGGAGGGTATTTCTTATGTAGATGCTTATAAATACAGCCCGACCGGTGAACGTATCAATATCGGAGATGAACGCTATAATGATCCGGATAACGTGGAAATGCCAGAAGAGGAAGCAATCGAAGAGATCGTTATATTTGAGGATGAATATCCCCAATACAAGGGCACAATATCCAGTGTCATCCACGATGACAAGGTAGACGATAACGATAAGGAATATCGGATCTATAATTTCAAAGATACGGGACTGAAGAACTTTACAGAAGATTTTAGGCTGGATGGTGAGGAACTTCACATGATATTCCAAACTGGCAAGCTTGCCGGGATGGACTTTGCTATCAATATTGTAGAAAGCGATAACACCGGAACAACCTTCGAAATTGTCCGCAATGAGGATTACGGTCGCTTTCTTCCGGATGATGTTCTTTATCCGCAAACCGCACACATGGAGGACGGTGAAGAAGTCCCCGCAGACACATATATCCTTTACGGCTTTGATACCGCATACATCTCCGAACAGATGTTGCCGGACGCAGAGCAGAATCTACTCAAAAAGGCAAAGGAATACGTAAAGAAATCCATGATTGACCCGTCCACCTACGATTGTGAGATGGATGCTGATTTCATCTACAATAAGGGTAATATCCGTACATACGAAGTCGGGGCTAAGATCAATCTGATAAATAAGGCATTTTTCCCGGAAGGCAGACAATCAAGAATAATCGGTTTCGAGTGGCCGCTGGATATTCCTTACGATCATCCGATTTATACAGTCGGTGAAACTGCCTCATATTCTCGTATCGGAGAGATAGAGAGCAAGCTTGATTCCCTTACTTACAAGGGACAAACCTATTCCGGCTCTGCTGTCGGAGGTGGTGGAATCAGTGTATATGTTATTGGGATTAATGACAAGACAATCCCGTCTGACAGAAACGTATTCTCTGCAAAAAGAGTGCTTCAGGAGATTATAGCTTATGCTATAAGTAAGACGAAAGATGATACAGCACTAGGGCTTATTTCATTCCTGAACGGCATTAACGTTACCAAAGGTATTGTAACGGACACGATAACTGCAACAGGATTGAGCAGCAATATTGTAAAGGTGCTTGATAAGCTTACAGCCAATAATGCCGCCTTCTCCGGCAATATATCTTCTGTTGATTATGCTGAAAAGTTACTTGGCTGGCTGATAACCCCATCCGGAGATATAGATGCGAAGTCGTTGCGCCTACGTGATTTCCTTGAAGTACCGGAATTGCGATATAACCGGGTATCAGTTATCACGGGTGAGGAATGGAACGCACCTGGAGGCGGTATAATCGAATCAGTGGACGAAGAGAACAGCATCGTTTACCTGAAGCTTGAACCGGGAGAGGTTGCAGCTGTTGAAGTGGATGATATTTGCAAGGCTAACTTTAACAATGACACAGGCTTTCAGACAACCTATTTCCGGATCACCGAAAAGCTGGATAATGGTTCTTTTAAATACGTTCTCCGCAGCGGATATACTTACCATCCTCAAAAGGCTATGCACTTTGTTTGCTACGGTAACTTCACCAATGCGGAACGCCAGAAGTCCAGCTATTCCACGCAGAATTATATCCGTTTCCTTAAGGGTGTAAACAACTGGGAGATCACAAAGGATATGATTGCCATGCAGTTGGGAGACCTGTCTAACCTGAAACTGTTTGGAATGGATATGACCGGACATAGTGCATATCTTAACAGAATCTACATGACCGGTACGATCAAGCAGATTTCAAATGACGGTGTGACGGAAGTACCGGTTCCGGCTTTTAAGGGTGAATGGAAATCCGGAACGTATTGGTATTATGACGAAGTAACCCACAACGGAAGCACATGGATTTGCATTGAATCTACGACTACGCAGGAGCCGTCAGATTCTTCTACTGACTGGTTGAAGGTTATTTCTAAAGGGGAAGATGGGCAAGATGGACAGGATGGAAAAGACGGTAAAGGCGTACAGAGCGTTGATGTCCTTTATTACCTATCCAGTTCTTCAACCTCCCTTTCCGGTGGTTCATGGTCTACAAACTCACCAACTTGGGTAGATGGGAAATACATTTGGAGCAAAACCAAAGTGGTATATACAGACGGTTCATCTATTGAAACCAATCCCGCTTGTATCACCGGAGGTAAAGGTAATACAGGGGATGATGGTAGGGGAATATCAAGCATTGTCGAAGAGTATTATCTGTCTACTTCTTCTAATTCTTTGGTTGGTGGTTCATGGAGCACAACGCCTCCGACATGGGAAAATGGGAAATATATTTGGACTAGATCAGTAATAACATATACAGACAGCACATCAACAACCACTAACCCTATCTGCTCTACCGGTTCCACGGGTGAAACTGGGATCGGAGTCAAGAGTGTTGCCGAACAATATTACCTGTCTACATCATACAGCACGCCTACCGGTGGATCGTGGCAGACTTCTGTTCCGGCATGGCAGGATGGCAAATACATCTGGACACGTGTAGTTATCACCTACACTAACAATACATATACAGAGACAGATCCGGTATGTGTAACAGGTGGAAAGGGACCAAGCGGAAACGATGGCGTAGGGATAAGTGCTGTTGATGTTTTGTTTTACCTGTCAACCTCTTCTTCATCATTAGAAGGCGGAGCGTGGTCTACAACGTCTCCCAAATGGGAGGATGGTAAGTACCTATGGACTAAAACAAAGGTAACTTATACGAATGGTTCGACATGGGAAAGCGATCCGGCTTGCATCACTGGAAGCCAAGGAAAAACAGGGTTACCCGGTGCAATGCTCCGTCCCCGTGGAGTATGGAAAGCCAATACCGAGTATTATAACAATGAGACATTCATAGATACAGTAATCTATGACGGTCAGAACAAACTTTGTAAGATCACGCATACGTCTACAACTTCTTTTGACTCAACAAAGTGGGAAGAGTTCAGCGAATTTGTGAACGTGGCAACAAACGTCCTTCTTGCGCAGAATGCGACAATTGATGTTCTCGGTTCTTCCGGAATATTTGTTGGAAACTTAGATAAAACGAAGGGCTGGATAATGACTGAAGGCTCTATTAAGCATAATGTTACAGGTGTCGAGCTAACATCTGACGGTAAAATATCTCTTCCAGAAACCGGTGGAATAAACGTAGGCGGAAAGACTTTCATAGAAGCCGGCAAGATAAAGACGGAGTTTATTGATGTTGATAATTTGACCGTAAAGAAACTAGCAGCCGTAGAGGGAACAATTGCCGGGTTTAAAATATCTGATACACATATCGGTGTTGATGATCCCAATCATAACAATGCTTATGAAGGATTATCCCTATACAAAGATTTCATTAAATTTTCAGATGAAAAATCATGGGCTGGGATTGGAACTAATGTGTTTCCACTTTCTTCGGGAATGTCATGCTTAGGAAGATTTGATTTTACAAGCTCGGAAGTAGATTCCGGTACTGCCGTTTATGCAAAATTCCGTCCGGCTGTAGACGATTTAGGCTGGTCACAGCAAACAGCAATCCAATACGATGGTAACATATACGGCATAGGACAACGTGCAATATTCGAAGATGGATATATAGGGCAAGCCTATACAGATGTGCTTACCACTTTTATAAAAAGGACTCATAATTTTGTGTTTAATGGTCAGTCTGTTGTTAACTTAGGAATGGTTTTACCAGGAAAAAGAAATTTAGGAATAAATAATGATGTCTCTTTTCTCTTAAGTATTGTCATTACATGGAACCCAACCACAGCTCATCGGATTACCTTAAAAGGTTCATCTGATGGTAGACTGTTAAACAATGCAGGAGAAGTCCTTAGCCCAGAGTTGGATTCAAATGGAGCAATTTCTTTGGGAAGAGGAAATACCCTTTTGCTTAGATATTGCTCCTCACATTATTATATAGTTAGCTATAGATATCAATAATAATTATGAAAATAGACTTTCGAAAAATAGAATTAACCGATCTCGAAGGGAACAAGAGTACCGTCGATGTATCTAAAGCATTCGGAAATGCGATTTATCAAAATACAGGTGATCTTGGAGAATTTAATCTTGCTCAAGATATATACCGGAAAGGAGAAGTTGATATATCCCCTGAACAAGCTAAATCTCTAAAAAAGTATACGCAGTTATTTACTCGTGTCATTGATCGAATAGCTGTCAGCAATGCTCTATCACAAGAAGAATAAATAAGTTGAAAACAATGGTAGCAAAAGGAACGATCATAAAATTAGCAGTATCTATTGAACTACCTTCGGGCTTGACAATGGATGACATAGATTTCGAATGCAAGTTCTCTGTAACTCTCAATTCCCAGACGATCAAGAAGTCGGAAATGGTACGTAATGATAAGAACAGCTATACTTGTTTCCTTGATACCAACATCATAGGGAGGGGAGAAATTTGGATAGAAACCACGGCTTATCTTCCTGACACTGATTATGAAGGAGGAATAAGACCGGAGGTAGACAAGTCGGCAACCGGAATAAGAATTGTATAATATGGGATGCATACGGGTTAACATAGAAGCCTCGAAAGGAATAAAGGTGGGCACATCTCCTTTGTCTGGGATAAATGTCTCTGTAAATCCCAGCCGTTCAATTAAAGTGTCGGTAGGGATTGTCTGTGACGTTGGCAAAGATGCTTATTTGAGAGTAGAGCCTGATTACATCTGGTTGATGCCCTCCAATAACTTTGAAGATAACGTAGATGTATTGTCAAATGTGGTATGGACCACAGCAACAAAAGAATAAAATTTTATTGTTTAATTACTTAATGATTTGAATTATGGCAAAGCCTAGTTGGTTAAATTTAAACCCTTCAACTGGAAGCGGAAATGGGACAATTGCAAACAGTGCAAGTGCTCATACAGGTCGTACAGCTAGAACCGGTACGGTGACAATAACGGGTGTCGGAGTATCTACTCCTGCAACTTATAAAGTAACTCAAACTCCTAAATCCGAGTTTGCATCTTTTGATAACGGAGCGGAAATGTCTGCGCCCAAAGCTGCCGGGACTGTCACAGTTGAAGGTAAGACTAATTCTCAAAAGCTGACCTTTGCATGGGCGGGTAGCGTATCAGATGTTCCCATTCCAGCGAAATATAGTGCGAATGGGACACAGACAGATAATGCGGCTAGCATCACAGGTGACCCAGGTGCTACAGCAGAGTTCCCATTCTCCATAGAACTTGAATTCCCAGCAAATGAAACTATTGAAGAAGTTGTAAGAACATTAAAAGTAACCGCAAACGGTGGTCAGGCTGTACAGATTGCAATCAAACAGGCAGCAGGAGACGCAAAACTATCCGTTTCCCCAACAGAAATTACAATTCCTCAAAACGGTTCAGCTGTTTCCGTTGCTGTTACGTCTAACACTTCTTGGACTGCCGCATAATGGATATACTTGTACCTTGGAAGGAAGAAGAAGGAAACATTGTCATTACGCCCGGCCCTAATGGAGCCGCAAGCGTAATGAGCGATGTTGCCAATGAAGGATTGGACAGGCAACAAACTGTCGTGTTCTCGACTACTAAGGGCAATAATCCAGTTTCCGTTTCTACTACGGTATCTCAAGAAGGGAAAAGACAGGCATTTGCAGTGACCGAAGGACGGTTTATACTGTCTGACGGCAGTACGTTTAACGTTATAAAGAGTAAGTTCTATGAGTGATTATAACAGTCAATATTCGGGAGCTAGGATTGAAGAACTATTGGCAATGATACCCAACTTGGCTAAAGCAGACCTCTCCAACGCTATGACGGTTTCTTTGGGAGCAAACGGTTATGCCAAGTTCAATAATGGGCTTTTGATACAGTGGGGGACAAGAGTCGGAGCAACCGGGGGGGCAATTAATCTGTATTTTCCTACCAGTTTCTATAATACTGATTATAACATTTATTTCACTGGAGCAGTAAATAATACAGGTGAATCTTTTATATATGCTCCGGGGTATGACCTTAATGGTAAATATACATCATATTGTAGAGTTCTCACCCGTGGAATAAATTCAACTCCGGCTATTGTTTGGACTAGCTGGAATTTTACATGGTTTGCAATTGGTAGATGGAAATAAGGAGGTAATATTATGGGAAAAATATATTGGAAAAATGGTTTCTATGATAAACCACAAGAAGGAGCAGTAGAAATATCGGTGGAGTACTGGCAGGAATTGCTTGACGGTCAATCATCCGGAAAAGAAATCAAGGAGAACGAAAGCGGTTACCCGGTATTGGTTGAGCATGAGTACACCATTGATGAATTGAAAGAGATAAAGATCGCAGAGATCAACGCTTACGACAAGTCGGATGCTGTAAACTCCTTGACGCTGGACGGAAAACAAATATGGCTGGATAAAGACACCCGTGTAGGATTAGTCAACTCAATAAACATAGAAAAAGAAGCGGGCCGGGTATATACTACTTTGTGGTACAATGCGGAGAAGTATGTAATTCCCGTAAATGACGCTTTAAATATGCTTGACCAATTAGAATTATACGCTCTTGATTGCTACAATACTACACAGGCTCATATTGCAGCCGTGAAAAATTTGCTTAGCAAAGAAGAGGTTAATTACTATAATTATAAAACCGGTTATCCGGAGAAACTCAATTTTGTATTATAAACTATAAACAGATAAAGCTATGATTCTACTAGTATTAATGTCGTTCATCCTCATTGCCGGCTACGTCTTTGCAATGATTAAAAAGATGGAGGAAATTCCTTACTCTATCAGTGACACCTACTATGCCCTGACGCATAAGTTTTGGTTCGGTTTGTGCATGATCGGCTCCGGTGCATTGCTTCTTCCGGCAGCATTTGAAGCAAGTACGGAAAACAGCCAGTTTCTTGTATTCCTTTCGGTTGTCGGGATGATTGTATTGGGGGTATCTCCTAATTTTCGAACAGAACAAAAAGTTCCTCACTGTATCGGCGCTGCCATGTCTTTGATCTTCTCCCAGATATGGGTAGGTTGCAATTCTTGGTGTTGGTTACTGTTATGGGTTGGATTCATTGCGTACATGGTTATCTCCATGAAGAAGCACTGGACAGGCAATTTCATCTCTGACTTCATAAAGAGAAAGCCTATGTTCTGGATTGAGGTAATTTCGTTGTTAACCGTTTATCTAACCTGTTTAGTATGAAAAAGAATACAAAAGAAGATATACAAGTATGGACCGCAGTGGGAATGTTGTTTGCTGGAGTCGGATTATCCGTTGCAGGTTTTGTTGTAGAGCCGTTAGGTCAGATTCATGACAGTGTATTGTGGTTTTTTGCTCAATGTCTGATATATGCTGGCAGTATATTTGGGATTGGGATTTATGTTAATGGGAAGTTTAATAGTTTGGTTGATAGGCTTAACAACAATAAAGAAGTAAAGGGTGATGAATCACATAAATAAAATCAGCGCATTAGCCAGCAAGCTTCTATCCAAGATCGGAATAGACGGCATGGCACATATTATAGTATGCCAGAACTTAGTTATGTGGCTATCAAAATATACGCCACTGTGGTCAGCAATCATTATAACCGTCGTGATCTTCGTCCTGAAGGAAGTGTACGACAAGTATTTCAAGAAAACAGAGTTCTCAATTAAAGACATCATCTGTGATTGCGTGGGTCTGGCGTTGGGAATATTAACATTGATATTATAGGAGGAAATAAACATGAGTTTACCAAGAGGTTTGAGAAACAATAATCCGGGTAACATCCGGATCACAAAAGATAAATGGCAGGGATTGAGAGAAAAGCAGGAGGACAAATCGTTCTTCCAGTTTACGGAAATGAAATGGGGTTACCGTGCCCTTATCCGAACCTTGCAAAACTACCGTAAAAGACACGGCTGTCAGACGGTGGCAGATTTTGTCCACCGGTGGGCACCGGAGAACGAAAACAATACAGCCGGATATATCAGCCGTGTATGTAGCGAAATGCAAGTCCCGAACACATACGTTCCGGACATCAACGATAAGGCGACTATGTGCGCTTTTGCTGCCGCCATCTCACGTGTTGAGAATGGAATTCCGGCTGTTATGGCTGACATAGAAGCCGGATGGGATTTATTATAAACTTTAATCAATAGGAGGAACAATCATGGCAACAATAAATTTGGAGTTCAAAAAGAACAGTAGCGTATGGTATGCGGAATTTCAGGTAAATTCTGATTTCAATATTCATTTGGAACGCAACAACTACGGTCGGGTGAATATTCTTCAACGGACGACAAGTGAGGGGAATTTTGAACTCGTTGTTTTGCCTGGAAGTCTTGCGTACAATGCGGGGACAACCATAGACTGTGATTTTTCGGCATTAGTCTATCCAAAGACAATTCGTGTTGAAAGTGACAGCGAAGTATTAAGTGGAACAGTAACCGAATCCGGCAATGAAGCTTAACAGGGTGTCTTTAAATGTAGTGGGGCTTAACCGGATCGGATTAAACCGGATCGGTTCGCCCTCCCGTGGCTCTTCTTCCGGTTCCGACCGTTCTTACATCGACCCAGAAGTCTTAGCCTCCCTGAAAGCCGTCTGCATCTGCTACGGTAAAAGCAACGACGACCCGGACAGGGCTGTTGTCAAGAACTTGGTGGACCCTGACAATCCGTTTGTGATTAGTAACGCAGCTTTCAAGCTTAATAGCGGGTTTGGGAAGTATGAAGTTGACTTTAATTCTTTAGATAGGACAGACCAATCAGTGCTTACAACTGATTATAAATTTATTAAAATCAGTAAGATTAAACAAGAATCTGATGGAAATGTAGTTTATAGTTGGGGGAAAAGTCTACCAGCTATTGATTCTGTAAAAATACGAGTACGAGGATTGGATGAAGTTGGTGCTAGACTAACCTTTACTTATTTAGATGATTCAGACCAATATGTAAGAAAAACATATTATTCTGATGGTACTTATGATTTACCTTCTTCTTCTGCGCATGAAGGAGTTTTTGCTACTAATTTTAGATTTGCGATATTTGGTTATAAAGGAGATTGTAATATAACTATCGAGCAAATCCCCTCTTTCGAGGGCGCATTCGTCACCGACGGAGTGAATGATATGATTACTTCCACCAAAACCGTACAGGAGATGCTGGGAGGAAGTAATGAGATTACGGTGGTGAGTTTAATAACCCACATATCAGGCACAGGAAAGTATAATATCATAGGAGATGGCGGAATCCAAGTAAGCGATTATTCCGGTCAAACCTTTATGGCAGGGACTAGCAGTAGTGGTGAAAAGATCGTGGAGCTTGGAGACAAAGAGAAGCTGCAAGCTGTTCAATATACTACCTTTGATTCGAAGTTAGCCATCGGGCTTGAAGACAGCAGTTATGCGTATTATGGTACTTTTGTTTTTAATAAAGAAAACGTGCCTGTAGACTGGATTCATCAGGTAATCGCCTACTTCAACTTGGATAGAACTCTTAAACCTGATATACTGTGTAATACTATCAAGCAGGGAATCACCAACGAGAACCACGCAGAGTTTGGCGATAAGCTGATTGACTTTTCCGGTAACGGTAGGTATATTCAGTTGAACAATCTAGCTTGGGACGGGGATAGTGGTATAGGTAAGTATAATTATCCTAACTGGAAGGTTAATGTTACACAAGGGAATAAATACGCTCGTATTGTTTATTATGATTCTATCAATGGTACTTATTCGGCTAACTTTAAAGGAATAACAGATCTTTATAAGAGTTATGGCTTGTCAATAGAGATTAGAGTAAATAGAGCAAACACTGTTGATTTTCATTCAATAAAGGAAGATGGTATATACACTATGACTCCACCCGATGATACTACAAGTATAGATATACGTTTTGGTGGAGAGAACGTTTATAATGCTTCTTGTGATATAACCATCACCCAAATCCCTTCCCACGCAGGTGCTCTCTGGCTTGACGGAGTAAATGACTTCGGTAAGGTGACAGGGATGCCGATTTACAAGGATTATACGGTAGTAACCGATAGAGAAATATTTGCTAATATTGGAGCTATATTGTCAAAGAATAATCCGGGGGCATTTGTGGAAACTGCCGGAAATAGTGTTTATAGTTTTGGTCAAGCTACTTCTGGTCTAAATTTTATTTCTACTAGAAGTATATCTTATTTATCTAAATACTCTTATTGCGGGCAATCTATAACAGCAGGTGCAGCAGAAGATGGAACTGATATGTGGTTAGGCACGATACGAGATAATGATAGCCGTTTCTTCAACGGAGCTATCTACTCTCTCATGTCCTTCCCATATAGTATGTCCGAGTTCTTGATAGAGCGCCAGTTGAAGAAGCATAAGCTGGGTACGCTGTATCCGGATATGGTGGAGTTTAGACCGATAGTGAAGAGTAATCTACCTTATTCTTCCATAACCTATTCTGTTAATCCCGGAGAATATATCTCTGTAGATAGCATGGTTACCATCACTGTAACGTTGCCAAATACCTCTGATAAGCTAATGGAGGTATCGTGCAATGCTATCAGTGATATATCCATATCCGGTGACAATGGCGTTTACGAGATTACGGGAAAGATAGTCAAATCCCCTCAAAAGATAAACCTTGTTATCTCCAGTTACTTGACAATGTTAAGCAACTCAACTTTAATTTCAAATGAAACATTAATTAAAAACGAATGATATGGAAAAGATATTTGACATAGCAAAAGACTCCGAGCAAAAATGGGGAGTCATTGCGAAAACTATTGACCGAAATAACGAAAATTTATATTATTATAGCAATCCTACATCAGGTGTGATTGAGAAAAATGATAATGATAAAATATTTCTATTAGCTGTAACTTCTTTGTGGTTGGAAGTTCTGGATGAAAGTATTTCTCTGCCAGACAAACTATATTGTACTTATCTAGGTAACTCTTCCGGAAATTATAAAACAGTAGTACGCTTTGATGATGCTTCCGGTAAGACGTATTTTTCTAAAACTTATAGTGATGGTCCCAAATCAGGAATGGAAGAACTACAAATATACGCTGCTTCAGCAAGTGGCGTTTCGGGTAAATTCCTCCTTCATGTCATAGTTAATTGGGACTCTATAACAGATCAATATTTGCAACCTAATACGGAAATAAACACCTCTTCTTTGAATAGATCAGAAGTAACATCAAAGTTGTCAAAAAAAGATAAAATATCTTCTTTAGAAACCCGGATTTCAACGATAGAAAATAGAGATGATAATCTTTACGGTAAGACGATATTGTGTTTTGGGGATAGTATTACGGAGATGGCGGATGCATATAAATTAAGGTATAGTGATTATATGCAGGATATATATCAATGTAAAGTGTACAATGTAGGAATTGGTGGCACACAGATTCGGCAAAGGACTAATCCTGTAGAAATTCCTACCAGTTCAAATCAGGCTTATGCTGCATTAGATATCATAAATCTGGTTAAGGCTGCTTGTTCGGGAGATTTTACAATTCAGGAAAATGCAGCAGAATATTTAAAAAACAATACGTCAGACGATAATACTGCAATAGTTCAAATATTGAAGTCCGTAGATTGGGATTCTGTTGATGCAGTCACAGTTTTTGCAGGAACAAATGACTGGCCTTCATATTCTGCGACTTTAGGTGAGAGTGGAAGTACGGATATTGGTAAGACTTTAGGAGCTGTCAATGAAATTATAAGATTGTTATCATCGACATACCCTCATGTGAAAATCTATTGGTTCACCCCTATTGTTCGATATTCGTCTTACTCTATTTCCGAATGGGATGATAGGTATTGGAGTGATAGGATGGGTAGCACTGAACAACCATATCTTCCACAATCAGGAAGCAATGAGCCTAACACCTCTGACTCATTGAAAAATGGGACACTTAAAGATTTTAGTGAAGCTATTGAAAATGAAGTAAGACTTAACCATATCCCATGCTGTGATATGTATAATACGTTGGGGTGGAATAAGTATAATTTCAGCCAATACTTTAATGATAGTGATGGTACACACCCTAAAAAAGGATTCAAGGAAATAGCTAAAAAAATTGCTTCTTTCCTAATCGCAAATAAAACGTTTTAATAGCAATTATGAAATACATTACATTCCCCACAGCGAATTTGAACGAGATTATTAACAAAATAACATTTATAAAATAACTTATGTCAACGTTACAGTACATCGTTTTTCCATATTCCGATTTGGAGGAAGTTCCACAAGAGGAGCTGGATAAAAGAAATTTAGTGCCTCGTATAAGCCTAAATGGTAAAAAGGCTTTGATGAAAGCCGAACATTATGCTGAAATATTTGCAAGTAAAATGATTATGACTCTTTCGGAAGACGGAGGGACACCGATTGTGTCTTACCCTTATCCGGTATACGAAGGCGAAGAATTGAATACTTTGCTGGCAAGTTCGGAGTGGTCTTCAAGCGATAGTGTTTTATGAAAAACTTGCTCTACATCATTCTATTGATGCTGGCAATATGTCTCACATCCTGCCGGAGCATTAAGTATGTTCCGGTAGAGACCGTGAAAACGGAGTACAAGACACGTGACAGCATCCGTTTTGACAGCATCTATGAGCATGACAGTATATTCCTATTCGTAAAGGGAGATACTGTCTACAAGGAGAAGTATCGGTATAAATACCGGTATCTGACAATTAACAAAACAGATACGGTTATGCTGACCGATTCCGTGCAGATCCCTTATCCGGTGGAGAAACAATTAACCCGGTGGCAGCGGATGAAAATAGAGCTTGGCGGCTGGGCTGTTGGCGTAATTGTAATACTATCTATAGTGCTAATGCTTAAGCTATTCAGAAATTAACCGGCACTATCTTCACAGACCGTTTCCGGTATGAAAAGTTTAAGTTTCACTTATATAACAATTTCCTACGGAAAAAGGTTTTAAAGGAAAGGAGGATAAAATGATACATTAATTAATACTAAGCACTAAGTTTATCCGGTAAAGTAGAAGGCCGGTAATCGTTAATGATTATTGCAAGGGTTATATCTTTGTGTTTGTCCCTGGCTATGTAGTCGGGGATTTTTTATACCTTTGCCGAAAACTAACATGGGAGGATGAACCTGTTGAATTGAGATAGAAAAGGCAGCCGGATAAGCTGCCTTTTTGATATTAAATGATATTTAGTTGTTCATCTACTTTATATTCCGCACATTCAAAAGCCGCACACATTAAAACAAAACGATCTTTAATGCTTAAACTGGTATATCTATTGACAGCATTGCTGTTTTTTGAATGTAGTCCTGCAGCATATTTATCAATTTGAACTTTATTCATCATATCTACATGGGTTTTTCGGGCAAGTTTACTGCTTGCTATTTTATATAATGGTCTATATTCATTCTTTCCGGTAGATTCATTAAAAATAGGGGCTAAACGTTCTATACCGCAATGTTCTAATAATATTTTTATTTTGTCATTATATCCACGTTCTCCAGACACGTAACGAAGGACCGGGAAATTAAAATTGTATTTTTGTATAATTTCTAAAGCAAAGCGCATTAATGGAGTTTTTATTTCTATTCTAGTGTCATTCTCTTTTATTGTTTTTCTTGGAAGATAATGTATGTATGGTATATTCTCTTCGATGCTAATATTTTCGAATGATAATTCTTGAAAGTCTCCAACTCTGCACCCTAAGCTACATTGTAGGATAAAAGCATCTTTTGTCTCCTGTAAAGAGGAAGGAACATTGGTGTTTTGTATTTTTATAAATTCGTTTTTTGTCAAAAATATAGGTTCGTCATATTGCTCTTTCATCATTATCGTTTTGCGTTGCTTCCCTAGCTTTCGAAATGGTGAAACGGCTATTTCGTCATTGCTTTCTAGTTCATTGAAGAACGCTTGAAGTTTTTTTAGTTTAGTTGCGACTGTATTTTGACCTCTTGGTGATGTTGGGATGTTGCGATTATCCATATTTACATATAAACCTCTATATTTTTCTACCAATATGTATTCATTAAATAGAAAATCACGGAATAAAATAAGTTTCTCATTATTAAAATCAGTCGGAGTGATATTACTTATTTTATTGATAATAAGGAAACGATTAATTTCTCGTAGCAAAACATCATAATGCTTTTTTCTACCTTCTCCAAATATCCCGTCTTTGTATGATTGTTCTATGTATAGGGAAAATCTGTTGTAAAGGCTTGAATTTGCTTCTTTAACATCATATTTATCCGGATTGAGATATTCATCTATATGTTTATTTAACTGTTCGCTAGTTTCTATCTTGTATTCTGTATATAAGCGCAAAATTAAATTTTTGCGTTCAGTTATGTCTCTATATAATTCTTCTCTAGTTTTGCAATGAATTGGTATAATGGCTTTGGTTTTATATTGCTCCTTCTTTTCGTCCCAGATAGAAGGTTGCACTAAAAATTCAGAAGTATGAAACATCTGGATTTTTCTTCCGTCGGATAAACGAAATCGTATATTAACAAAGTTATCCTTTTTGTCTGAACGAATAAATGCTTTTACTGTTGCCATATAGTTATCATTTTACGGTTGTGCAAATATACTATTTTTGCACAACGAAATCTCAAGATTGCAAAACTATATTCTATTTTATCCAATACTATTTTTTGTTATTGGCTGATAATCAAATGTATGTCATTTTGCAAAATCTGTGCTAATTGGATATCTTAGACCGCACCGGGGTCACAGAAAAAAACGCAATTACTTCATCTGTTAGTAATTGCGTTTTTTTGTTTTCTATTTATTCTTCTTTCGGGCGGGAAGTGCAGACTAATTGTTTGTTGGTGTTAGCCGGATTATTTATATCATCATAGAATTCCCAGTCTCTTTCTAGCCTTTTAGCTACATCAATTCCTTCTGTATAATAGATATATTCTTTCTTTGCTACATCAAAAATGCCATAAGAAAGAATATCCTTCTCTTTTCCTTCCTTGTCTTTATAAGTGTTCTTGACCAATAATATTTTATATTTTCCGTCTTCCCGAACGCTGTATTCTTTATTGGCTTGAAGAGTGTATGTGCCGGAAACATCTGTCATATTGGAAGCGGTTGGCTCCATTTCTACAACAATGTTTGTAGGCTCTTTTGAGGCTGGAGTGTCTGTGGAGTCATCATTGCAGGCAAACAGCAAAACAACTAATAGTAAATTAAGCAATTTCATCTTTGTATTTTTATAGGTTCTTGATTTTTTCTTAATCTATAATGTGTTCAATCAAAATTATTTCTTGCACAAATGTACAACTTTTGCATGATATAAAGGTCGTAATAGATAGATAATTGTGTTTCCTGTTATTATTTACAGTTGCATAATTTAGTCTAAAGAGAATAAAAAGTTGTTTTAGCTGATTGATTTCCCATAGAAAATGCTAACTTTGTAACGATGAAGAAGTAAACAATAATATGTTGATATAGTATGTTCATAGCTTTCCAGATGTAGACATTTGACGATAAATTATATTAATCCCAATAAATATAAATAAGAATGGAAGAAGCTAGAAAAAAGAAATGGGGTAGTGTTGCGCTGATTATCGGAGCTATTGCCTTTATCATTATTATGATTTACTTTACAGTTATTTCAAGTCTCAACATGTAA